GCACCTGTTGCAGTACCATCTAAAGTAGAACGACCTTTGCTATAAGCAGAACCATAAACAAATACTTTGATTTGTCCAGATACAAAACCTTTAGAAGCAAGTGTCGCAGCTGCATTATCAAAGAACTGAATAGTAATACTACCAGCTGCTCTTGCAGTTACAATAGCTTTACCTTCAACACCGTTAACTGTATCCATGATAACAACAGTGTCGTTAACAGAGATTACATTTTCTACTAAAGTGTTTCCAGCACCACCTACAGGAATATCTAATTGACTTGGAGTACCACCTGCATATGTACAATCGTTATATGCAATGTGTAATCTATTTTGCTCAGACCAAATTACTTGATCAGATGTCATTGGCATTTCAGCGCCAACCATTCTTAAAAAACCAGACAACGTTCTGTTTCCATAACGCTCTACTTCTTGTTCGTAGACCTCTGGTAAATACTGCTGAGCAAAGTCAGCGAAGTTATCAGGAATACCTGCACCACCACCATTATTAGTAAACTGTAAATAGTTACTGTTTAATAATTCTTGTGATTGTGATGGTATTAAACTCCCGAATTGTGGTTGTAAAGTACCCATAATTGTTTAATTTTAAATTAGTTAAACTTTCGTTTTTGAATTTTAAGTTTTGTAGAGTCAGCACCACTAATCGCTTTTACTTTAAATCCGCCTACAAATATATCTTTATTTCCTTCTCTTGCTTTAACATCAGAAAGATTTTTAGATTTATTTACAACTTCTTTAACTGCATCGGCTTTGCCTTGCTCGTAAAAGTGCGTAGCGATTTTATCTACGTTTTCAGCAGCATACATTGCTTTATGATAACCACTCGGGTCTACTACATTGCCATCTGGATCTAGGAACTTCCCTACCAAGTTGGTAATGTTTGATTGGTTTTCTGCAACTTTTTCACGATTCTGTATATTATACTTGTATCTCTTACCAGCAACTTCAAAATCAAAACCTTTGAAATCTTCATTGAATAGTTGTTGAGTACGCTGTTTAAATGTCTCGTGTAGTTGTTCAGCCTGTTCTTGCTGTTTATTGTAACGATTAAAAAAATCCATAGCTTTTTGTTGCTCTTGCGTAACACCTGGACGCAACTTAATTTCGTCATAGTATTTTGCTTTAACTTCTTCTAAATAGTTTTTAGCTTTAGCAACTTCTTCTTTAAATGCTAGTTTTTTCTTTCGTATTTCTTTTTCCTCATGTATATCTTCGTCCCATTGATAATCTTCTAAAATAAGATTTATATCTTCTGAATCTAAATGAGGTTTATGTTTTTTGTAATATTCTTTTAATAAAGTTGTTTCATCGACATTGCTATAATCAGCATTAAGTCTTACATAGTCTTCAACTGTTCCACCAGTTTCTTCCATAAAGCTAACAAGTTTTTCTACATTTTCAGGTAATTGTTTACCTAATACTTGTTCATCTCGTTTAGCTTCTTTTACTTCTGCTTCAACTTGTTTTACTTCTTCTTCTGTAACTTCTTTGATCGGAGAAAACCCTTCAGTAGTCTCGTTGGACTCTTGTACAGGTTCTCCCATCTCTGTGCTATCTCCGGATGGAACTTCCACAGATACCTCCTCTGTTTCTCCGATTTGAATGGCATCGTCTTCTTTTTTAATTTCAACCTTTGTTACATTGTTTTCTACTTCTATCAAAGGTTCTTTTAAACTAACTTTTGTAACATTATCTTTTTCGTTTTGTTTAGATAATTGTTTTACTTTAGGTTTCTTCAATTTGAATTCACCTTCTTGCTTGACCTCAACGGCCGCTTGTTTATCTGACATAATATAATATAATTAAATAATTAATAATTAAAGTGATGGTAACATATCAGTTGTATCCATCTCTACATTTTCATTTTCAAAATTTATTGGTAATGAATCATTTTTTCTTTGCGAAATCATTTCACTTTGTTGAGTTGCTTCCATCTTACTTCTTTTATCTTTACGATCTTCAATAAGTTTTTCTTTAGCACTCATACCTTCTACTTCTACTTTTTTCAACTCCATATCATTTTTATGTTGCATCATCATTTTTTGTTGATCCAACTGAGCTTGTAGTTGCATACGATCTTTTTCAAATTCGCTTTTTGCTTTTTCATATTCAACATTAGCACCTGATATTGCTTGTTGTTTTTGTACTTCAGCCATAGCTGTTTTTTCTGCAGCAGAAGCTTGTGCTTCGCTTTGCGCAGCTATATTAGCTTGTTGATTAGCTTGATCTTCTTTAGCTTTTTGCTTACGTTTAACTTTAAGCATTTGATTAGCTAGTTTTAAATTTTTAATACCTCTTAAATCAATAGCATCTTCTACATCTATATTACCAGCTTGTAAAGCAACTTGAATATTTGCCTCTAGTTGTTGTTTTTCTTCTTCATCTGGTTCTAATTCTAAGAAAATACCAAAGTCATGTAAATTTAAATTAACAACTTCAGACAATGTTTTAATATTATAAGTTGATATAGAGTTTTGTAAAGATGATTTTGTTAACGGAAACTCAAGAGCATCAGCTACTTTTAAGCTAATATTTTCTGCTAATTTAAGAGTTAAATATAAACTAGACTGTACAATATGTCTTGTGGCAACATTAGATGCATTAGCAGCTAACTTCTGTAATCCTACAAGCGTGTTACGATCTGGTAAACTACCATCTCTAGCTTCATTTAGTCCCGTCACGTCTCTAATCATCTGTAAATAATATTGATACGTGCTTATTAAACTGTTGATTTTGCCTTGACCAGTTGAAGTGCTTAATTCTTGTATCGGCACTTTACCTGGATTCATATCGCCTTCTTGTGTTAATGATCTACCTACAATACTACCAGTTTGGAAATACATGTTTAATGCTTCAGCAGGATTATAATTAGTACCATTACCAAGATCTACTTCAGCTAAACCGTCCATATCTAAATAAACACCATCTGGTACCATACGTGATATAACCTGTTGTAATTTTAAATGTGTTAGCTGTATCATATCAGCAAAACCTGTACATTTACTTACTAAAGATTCTATTCTACCTTTATAAATTCTTGGTGCACATATAGCATAATTCATTTTTACTTTAGTAGTATCAGCATAAGGTCTTGACATGTTTTCTGCTAATTCCCATTTTAGCATTGTATCTGTACCTAAAACTTTAGCACCACTGTATAAAACTTCTATTGATCTACCAACTCTTTCAAACATATCACTTTCAGGTGGATTAAATGTATCTGGTTTTTCAATAGCTTTAACTAATCCTTGATCAGTTTGTTTTATTTTAAATACTTGGTTATGATAAGTTTTATAATCAAAATATAAAACTTGTACAGTATTTGCATCATAATCACCCCAACCTGTAATATAAGATCTATTACCAGGCATTTCTTGTATTCTTTTTAATTCTTCTTCGCTAATATGAGGAAACTCTTTTTTAAGTTCTGGTATAGTAATAGATTTTAACTCACCAACATAATATATATCTTGAAAATTAGGATCTTCTGTATATGAATACACCATATAAGCTGGATCAACATAATCTACTGTAATACCTTCAGCCGTATTAAAACTAGTTTTAGCAGCTGCAATACCACAAACTGTTAAATCCATATTTAATCTACGTCTTATTAAATCGTATTTGTTTTGAGCTAATACACTAGATATTGCTTCTTCTTCAGCTATTTCTACACTTTGCTTATAAGACAATTGCATGTGTAATTCTAGTTCTTCAGTTGTTTCTGGAATAATACCAGGATCTGGTGATTGATATAAATCTAATCCTAATACATTTTTTAAGTTTGCTAAATACTCGTCAGACAACATGTCTTCATAAATTTTAGAAGCATAGCTTGTTCTTTTCTTTATAGACTCAGGGTCTTGAGCATAAGCTTTAATGTCATAAGCTTTTGATGATATACCGTTTACTACTATATCTACAAATTTAGATAATATTGGAACTGGTTTCCAGTCTAAATTTAAATAAGATAAATCACCATTAATAGCTAATTCATCTTTATATTTTTGTATAGATTGTTCACCTCTTGCATAAGATCTTAGCATGTGGAAATTATTCCAATTAGTTAAGTATCTATTACCGCTAGTTCTTCCTTGTGAAAACCACTCTTGTTCTATAGCTTGTGCAACTTGCTGGCCATATTTTAAACTAGCTTTTTCTGCGTCACTTACGACTTGACTTGGAAAAGGACTATTAGTATTAGTGTATATATTCATTTAATCTATAATTTTTGATGTAGAACCTTTGTTGTTATATTTTCTTATACCTAAATCTACTGGTTCTAATTTTCTTTTAACCGCTGGAGTATATCTATGCTTGTTGCAAGCCATTAATGCTAAACCAGAGCTA